TTAATGGCATTAGTTTTTTACGGTATGCCTTTATTATGCGAAAATAACAAACCTAGATTACTATATTATTTAAAAAGACGTGGTTACAGAGGTTTTAGTATGAACAGGCCTGACAAAACTTGGAATAAATTATCTACAGCTGAAAGAGAAATAGGTGGTATACCTAACTCAAGCGAAGATATTAAACAAGCTCATGCTGCAGCTATTGAAAGTTACATACAAGAATATGTTGGTCAAAACGAAAACCTAACATTTGGCGATATGTATTTTAACAATACGTTAAATGATTGGTCTAAATTTGATATAAACAATAGAACAAAGTTTGATGCTACAATAAGTAGTGGATTAGCTATAATGGCTTGTAATAAAAATTTATATAAACCTAAAGCTGAAAAAACATTAACAAAAGTAAATTTTGGATTTACTAAATATAACAACAAAGGAATAACATCGAAAATAATAGAATAAATGGCATTAAGAACACAACCAAAAACATCTTTTCCTAGCCAAACTTTATCTGACGCAGAAAAAGCTGGTGAGGAATATGGCTTGCAAGTTGCAAAAGCTATAGAAGCTGAGTGGTTTAGAAAAGACAGCGGTTCTTCAAAATACTACAACTCTAGACAAAGATATAATAATTTAAGATTATACGCTAGAGGCGAACAGTCTATACAAAAATATAAAGATGAATTATCTATAAATGGTGATTTATCTTATTTAAATTTAGACTGGAAACCTGTACCTATTATACCTAAATTTGTAGATATAGTTGTTAATGGTATGTCTGAAAGATCATATGATTTAAAAGCTTTTTCACAAGATCCATCATCTGCTCAAAAAAGAACAGACTACGTAAAATCAATGCTAGATGATATTAGAAACAAAGAGTGGAAACAGCAACTAGAAACTAAATTAAATGTAGTTGCTTTTAATAACGATCCATTTAACTTACCAGAAAACGAAGAAGAGCTTTCGTTACATATGCAGCTTGATTATAAACAAAGTATTGAAATAGCTGCTGAAGAAGCTATAAATAACGTAATGGAGTTAAATGATTATGATTTAATAAAAAGAAGATTAGATTATGATATTACTGTTTTAGGTATAGCTTGTGTTAAAAATGAATTTAATACAGCTGAAGGAATAAAAATAAAATATGTAGATCCTGTTGATTTAGTTTATTCTTACAGTGATTCACCTTATTTTGAAGATTTATATTACGTTGGTGAAATAACTAAAATATCAATAGCTGATCTTAAAAAACGTTTTCCTCAACTATCAAATGAAGAAATAGAAGAAATAGAACAAAAAAGCACAGGTGGAGAAACATATGGTTCTTCTGATCAACAAAGCGAAGATGGTTTTGTAAGTATTTTAAATTTTGAATATAAAACTTTTAAAAACCAAACTTATAAAATAAAACAAACAGCATCAGGCGCTGATAAAGCTTTACAAAAAGATGATACATTTAATCCACCAAAAGACGGTAGAGCAAGATTTGAAAAAGTAGACAGAGCTATTGAAGTTTTGTATTGTGGTGCAAAAATAGTAGGTTATGATAATTTACTAGACTGGGGTATGGCTGAAAATATGACAAGGCCAAAGTCAGATATTACAAAGTGTCACATGTCGTATCAAATAGTTGCACCAAGAGTTTATAGAGGTAGACCTGAGTCTTTAGTTGGTCGTATGATGAGTTTTGCTGATATGGTTCAGCTAACTCATTTAAAGTTACAACAAGTATTATCACGTATGGTGCCTGATGGTATTTATATGGATGCTGATGGTTTAGCTGAAATAGATTTAGGTAACGGAACAAACTATAATCCACAAGAAGCATTAAACATGTATTTTCAAACTGGTTCTGTTATTGGTAGATCAATGACTCAAGATGGTGATTTTAATAACGGTAAAGCTCCAATACAAGAAATACAGTCTAGTAGTGGTAATGCTAAAATAGCTAGCTTAATAAATAGTTACAACTATTATTTACAAATGATTAGAGATGTAACCGGCTTAAATGAAGCTAGAGATGGTAGTAAACCAGATAGTAATGCTTTAGTGGGTGTTCAAAAGTTAGCTGCAGCTAATAGTAATACAGCAACAAGACATATATTACAAGGTGGTTTATATTTAACTTTAAAATTAGCTGAGTGTATATCACTTAGAGTTTCTGATGTGCTAGAATATTCTAACACTAAAAATCAATTTATAAACTCACTTGGTAGATTTAATGTAGCTACACTAGATGAAATAAAAGATTTACATCTTCATGATTTTGGTATATTTTTAGATTTAACACCAGATGAAGAAGAAAAAGCAATGCTTGAAAATAATATACAAATGTCTCTTCAAAAAGAACAAATAGCTTTAGAAGACGCTATAGATATTAGAGAAATAAAAAATCTAAAATTAGCTAATCAAATGCTAAAAATTAGACGTAAGAAAAAACAGCAAAGAGATAGACAAATACAGTTAGAAAATATTCAAGCTCAAACTCAGTCAAATGCTCAAGCTGCTGAAGCTGCTGCCGCTGCTGAAATGCAAAAAGAACAAGCTATAGCTCAAACAAAAGTACAAATAGCTGAAGCGCAAAAGAACTTGGATATAGAAAAAATGCAAATGGAAGCTAGAATAAAAATGCAACTCATGGAAAAAGAATTTATGTTGAACATGAGACTTAAAGATGGCGAAAGACAAGTGATTAGAGATAAAGAAAAGTATAAAGAAGATCGTAAAGATGAAAGAACTAGAATACAAGCTAGTCAACAGTCTGAAATGATACAACAAAGAAAACAAAATTTACCAGCTAAAAAATTCGAGTCAAGTGGCTTTGATAATTTAGGTGGTTTTGACTTGGAGCAATTTGAGCCAAGATAATTTTTAACTATTTAATTATATTATATTATGGAAGATAATAAAAAACAAGAGGTAGAAAATACCGAAGTTTTGTCTGAAGGTGGAGATATGAAAGTACCTACACAAGAGACAAAAGAAGAAAAACCTGAAAAGAAGTCAGCTTTGCAAGAAGACGGCAGCTTTAAGGTTGATTTAAAACAAAGTTCAACTAATAAAAATAAAAAAGATGCCATACGGGAAGAAAAGCAAACTGACAAAAAAGGTAATGAAGAAGTCGAGCAAGAAAAAAGGAATGAAGAAGAAGAAGTAATTCCAGTTCTTGAAGAAGTTACCGAAACAGATGTAAAAGATACAACTGAAGAAAAAACAGAAGTAGAAGATACACCTGTTGTAGAGACTAAAAAAGAAAAAACTCCAGAGATGGAACTACCTGAAAACGTTGAAAAACTCGTGAAGTTTATGAACGAGACTGGTGGAACGATTGAGGACTACGTCAAACTCAATGCGGATTATTCTAAACTAGATGATGGCGACTTATTAAGAAGTTATTATCAACAAACTAAGAGACATTTAACCGGAGAAGAAATTGAATTTTTAATAGAAGATAGATTTAATTTTGACGAAGAAGTAGATGAACCTAAGGATGTTAGACGTAAAAAGCTTGCCTATAAAGAAGCGGTTGCAGAAGCTAGAAATGTTTTAGAAACAAACAAGAAGACATATTTCGATGAACTTAAGTTAGGTTCAAAGTTACTTCCTGAGCAACAAAAAGCAGTAGACTTTTTTAATCGTTATAATAAACAGCAAGAACAAGCAAATGAACTACAGCAAAAAGCTAAAGCACATTTCGACAAAGAAACTGATAAAGTTTTTAATGAGAATTTCAAAGGTTTTGACTTTCAAGTTGGGGACAAGAAATATCGTTTTAACGTTAAAGATGTGGCAAAGACAAGGGAGTTTCAAAGCAATGTATACAATATTATAGACCCTTATTTAAAGGATAATATGTTACAAAAAGCCGGTGAATATCACAAAACTCTTTTTGCAGCATCAAACGCTGACGCTATAGCTAATCATTTTTATGAGCAAGGTAAAGCTGATGCTATTAAAAATATGACGTCTGAAGCCAAAAATATAAAAATGGACAGAAAGACTGATACTGGTAGCGACGCACCTAAATCAAATGTAAGATTAGTT